TATGTATATCGGCTCATAATATGTTCTTTGATGTGCAATTGTTGAAGCGTTATTTGCAGTCATCGCCGTTTTGTAATACATTCCAGAAGCATATTTTAATATTGGTTTACTTGCTCCTAAATCATAGGCAGTCTTGACCGCATTGGCAGTTGCAGCAGTTGTTGTGCTAGTGCTAGATACCGAATCAGTTAATTGCAATACTCCAGCAGCAGAGGTTGTGCCAGTAGATATTGAAAGGTTAGCAGCTGATGATGTGCCAGCATTTGTTAATGGTGCATTGACTGTTACAACGCCAGATGATCCCGTAGCACCAGTAGCACCAGTAGCACCAGTTGCCCCTGCTGGACCTTGCACGCCTATATCTGAAACAGTAACTGTGTTGTTTATAGGCGTAACTGTTACAGAATTGATTACCTCAGTAATTGTTAAAGTGTTGCTCATTTAGTTACCTCTGGAGATACTGTGGCAACTCCTTGAATCAATCGGGTTTTAACAGATGTTGGAGATGTAATTTCTAGGTCATAAAAAAATGTGTTAGCAGCTAGAGCAGCAGTTTGTGTGTCTGTAATAGTAATGCTAATTAAACCACTCGCACCTGTAATCACAATTCCGTTAGATGGGCTTGACAAAGACAATACTGGGCTTGCTGCATCATAGGAAAGCCTCAACTGCATGGCAGCTGTGTAGTTAGTCAGGTTGATTGCAGCACCGGCTGAATCTTTGTAAGTAATGGCTAAAGTATAGGTTGCGCCTTGGTCAATTAGTATGTTGTATGGACTAGCCATTTTGTCCTCCTAGTAGTGGGATGTTAAAGAATTCGCCTTTTTGATTTGGTTGAAAACTAATGTGGATGTGCTTAGTGTGAGGATTAATGCCTTTGTATTTACGCCATCGCCAATTCAAAAGATTGCTGGCAATACGATAATTGTGTATTACATATTTGATGCGCTTATCTGTTTTGCCAGCAATGCGAATTTGATCGGCTAGATAAGCAGATATACCTTCGGATGCTCCAAGATCAGCGGTTACATCGATCGCACAAACTTCACCCGATTTTAGTGGGTTATGATCTGAAACTTTAGCCCTCATCTGATGCTGCGCCGAAGCGATCCAGCCATCCGATTTTCGAGATCTATCAGGAAAGCAATCATCGATCTGCTCACGTAACTGAACAGCTGCTTTAGATAACCAAGGTTTCATTAGGACAAAAGAAGTTTGGCTTCTTCTGCAGTAATACCTAAGCGTGCAAGCAGTTCAGCCTTTGCTTCAGCGTTGGCGGCTATTTCTGCCTCTCGATTTTGTATTTCTACCTCAATGTCAGCCTGAGTAGCAATAAAAGAATTTAGTTCTTCACCTTTTAACTCTTTAATTTCGCCATCTTCTAAAACAATTATTTTGTTGGTCATTTTATCCTTACTTGTTATATCCATAGATTGACACTGAACCTGTCATGTTTGAAGTTGAACAAATCATATTAAAACCATCATAAGATGTGTTTTGATCGTGAATCATAAGATTATGGCGTAAAGCAGGATCGCCAATATCAACCGCATTTGCTAAAGCAATTGTTGGACTTGCCTTAAATGGATTAAATATATCAAAAACCATTGGAGTTAATAATGTTGTTCTTACAACAACTGCTGGCCAATTTGTAATACCAGATGATCTCGATCCAGTTATAGAAGTGCTATTGGCATATAAATCTTGCAAAGTATAATTTGATCCTGAATCATCTGTGCCTGATGCACGAAGTCTAATATTAAGAGTAAGGGCAGAAGTAGCGGTTGCAGTAAAAACAACTCGGTAATTATCGTATGTGCTAGAAAATACGCTATTTTTAATAACTCCGCTTACTGCGCTAAAAGCGTCAGTTGAAATAAGAGTTAGACCTGAACTGCCGCCAGGAGTTGCCCATGCTGGAACGCCTCCTGATACTGTTAAAACCTGTCCAGTTGAGCCAATGCCTAAACGAGTGTTTGTGTTGGCAGTTGCTGAACGATAAGCAATATCTCCTAATGTTGTTTCAGGATTTAATGCCTTTGTGGTTGTATCAATAGATGAACCAAGTGTGCGAATAGCAGCTGCGCCATCCTTGACCAGATCGGTATCGTCTGGTGTTTCCCATGAATAATTTGTTGTGGTTGCCATATTAGGCTACTGCTCCTATCGCTTCTTCCCATGTTAGTATAGCGGATAAAGTGTTCCAAGCCTCTAAGGCTGATACTTGCTCCCATTGAACTGCCACTTGGGAGAACTCGATCGGGCTCAGATTTATGGTTAAGAATAATTCGTTGAATCTAGTGCTCCAACGCCAGCCTTCAACATAACCCTCAAATTGACCAGTTGGGGCTATCTGAACAGGCAAGTCTGTTATTCGCATTGGCTGACCGACAAAGATCCCAAGCAAGGCATCTCGGTCTGCATCATCGATGGCTGAGTTAGTCAATGGGAATGTAATGCTGTCGAATAAGGCTCTTGGATAAGACCTAAGTGATATAAACCGATCAGCCACAGCTTGTGCATCGGTAGCATCGTGCAAGACTGTGTTGATCGTTTCGCCTCGGTAACCAAAGGTTTCAATACTGTCTAAATCAATTGCGCTTACCTGTGAACCAAAATTGTTTCCGTAATTCAGGAATACATCGTTGCGAACATCTGCACCCCTAGTCAAAACCTTTAATCCTGCTCCAAAGGCTGTATTAGCTGAAATCTCTGTATAACCATTATTGGCAAGATAATTCTGCCTGTGCAAAGCATCGGCATACCCAATGCGACCTTCGTTATCCTCATACAAAACACCAAATGCGCTGTCAGCAATAAGGCTTGCAATGTTATAAACAGTATCAGGATTAGCCCCTCGATTTGTTATCTCATAAACTCCAGGACGATCGATTTCACCAAGTCCTAAATTTTCTGCATTTGCCCAAGTAATTGTTGGGTCATAACCTAACCAAGTTTCTGATGCTGGCACTTCATTCCAGTTGTTTAGAAATAGATCAGCGAGTAATTCAAACATTTGATCGCCATCATCATCTCGAGCTAAGGTGCCGTCATAAATAACTTTTGGCAATTTAGCCAATGATCCTAAAGCAATAATTGTGTAACTAAAGGTTTCGGCAATGCTACTTGCTGATGCAATTTCGGTTGTAATATCTGTGATGTTTCCACCAAATAAAGTCTTAAATGCATTAGTGCTGTCTTTTACTTGTAAGGCAATTCCATCATTGATTTGGAAATTGTAATTTTCATTATTCAAAGCCACCAAAGTAATTTGCAAATATGATGGGGTTGGTTGAGCGTAGATATCCTCACGACCTGCTTGATGGGCTATATCAGAAATGGCAACATCGGTGTATTCCACACCATTGATGCTTAACTTATATTCAGGCGTAAAGACTGACATTATCTCGCTCTAGTAATGCCGCTATTGTAAAGCTGTGGGACTGATCTTGATGAACTTTGATTTATTACCTTGGCGACAGCTCTTGCAGCACCCTCAGAATCTACCGCTTGAACTGTAATGTTATTAACAGTAGTTCCAGCTCTTGCAGCACCTGATGCCAATTGAGCAGCTGTGGCAGTTTGTGCAGCAGCAGTTGCGCCTGTTGATGCAGCAGTTGATACACCTGAACTTCCACCTACCGGACTAATGTTTGGCAAAACTGGAATTGCATTGTAGGCACTTATCAACCTATTAATTCCTGATATAGCATTATCAACAGCTGTTTGAATTGCAGATATTACTTTTCCAATAATGTCGGTAATACCACCTGCGATCACTCCAATAGTCTTTAACGCAGCACCTAGTCCAGTCACTAAAATTGGAATAACTACATCAGTTACAAATCGACCAAATGCATCAAATGCTTCTTGATTATCTTTAATGGCTTGCTTAATTGGATCGAAGTATGCAGCAAACTCTTGCAATTTAGGCACTACCTGATTAACAATTAGATTAACAAATCTTTCAATAAATGGCAATAAACGATATCCAATTTCCTCTTTGGCTTCCTCAAATGCTTGCTTTAATCGATCAATACTGCCTTGGAATGTTTCAGCGTTTGCAGCAGCT